CACATTCGTACGCAACACGTACGAGTTGGATTCTGCCATCGCGGTTGATTCCGACGAAGTACAGGACCGAATTTCAGAATTTGGCCGTACCTCGTTGGGGTCGATGCAACAATAGCGGTTCCCCGGTCTCACACACGGTTACAGCACAAAAGCGAGAACTGACAATTCTGGCTTGCGTGCTGGTGATTGGTGCCGTGTGAAAGAGAATGGGGGAAGCGCGAAACCTCGAAGAGTTACCCAGTTTGTTCTAGTCGGCGCAAACAGGGACTTCGGGGTACACAACAACAACATTAATAACGCAGAAAGAGCAGTTTTGGAGAGGGTTTTCAAGGTGAAAACCACGGACGGGAATTACACCACGCCACCCGTACCACGCCCAAATATCTTCAAGAGACTTCTTAAAAATTTCCGCACTCGAGTGATAGCATCGACAGCTAAGACCGCCAAGTTCTCCAATGAGCAATTTTTGGAATGTTATACTGGCCGCAAGCTGAAGAACTACACCCGTGCTGTGGAAAGCCTCTCAGTGCTAGAGGTGCTCAAGAAGGACTCATTTCTATCATCATTTCTCAAAGCGGAAAAGATAGATTTTACTACTAAGTCTGATCCCCCCCCTCGGCTCATCCAGCCGAGGGGACCTCGTTACAATGTTGAAGTTGGAAAATACATCAAGCCGATAGAACACTCTATTTATAAATCGATAAATGTGGTATTCGGGACACAGGTCGTCGCAAAGGGGAAGAATGCAACAACTCGAGGGATGGAGCTCAAGGAAAAATGGGACAGATTTACGGATCCAGTCGCCGTTTTTCTTGATGCTTCCCGATTCGATCAGCATGTGAGTGCAGATGCTCTCATTTGGGAGCATTCCATTTACAATGCGTTGTTTTTCAACGATCCCCAATTGCAGAGGCTGTTGTCGTGGCAGGTGGAGAATAATGGGTTTCTCTACTGCGATGACGGCGCTCTCAAGTACAAAGTCAGAGGTTGTCGAGCCAGCGGTGATATGAACACCGC